TAGGAACATCAGGTTCAACAGCATTAGCAGGTAATACAGCTCTTTTACAATTAGGAACATCAGGTTCAACAGCATTAGCAGGTGATACAGCTCTTTTACAAATAGGAACAACAGGAACAACAGCATTAGCAGGTAATACAGCTCTTTTACAATTAGGAACATCAGGTTCAACAGCATTAGCAGGTAATACAGCTCTTTTACAATTAGGAACATCAGGTTCAACAGCATTAGCAGGTAATACAACTACAATAACAGGTGGACAAGCATCAGCAATTACATCAAATACAACAAAATTAACTGGAATTTCGTATAGCTCATTTTCTTCTGGTGGAACTATTAATATTGAAGCGGGTGATTATGGTGGTATTTCCTCTGTTAATGATAATGGTGCTATAAATATAACGGGTGGTTATGGGACTGGTAATGATAGTGGAAATATTGTAATAAAACAAAATAATACTGAACGGATAAAAATTACAGACGACAGCACAACTTTTGGAAGTGGCAATACTAAACTAATAATAAATAACGCCTCTCAAAATTCAAACACACCAGGCGACAACGGATTTATGGAGTATAACTCAATAGATTTTTTTTTGTTAAGAAAACCACAAACATCAGCTCATTGGAATATGATTTTTGATAGAGCCGATAGATACTGGAGCGGTTTTCGTTCAACGCATCATTGGGATTGTTATGATGGGGACGGGCAAAGTGGGTTAGGAAAATATGATGTAAATTGTCCTGGAGAAGTGATGTATTTACAATATTATTCGCACGGGAATGTGTCACTTTGCTATCAAGGGGGCAATGTGGGAATTCGCGGGGCAACATCATATCCCCTACAGGTAAATGGGAGCGAAGCGACGCCTGATGCATCATATAGAGGCATCAGGTATGGAGATTGGTATGTTTTTAATCAAGCAAGCGGCGGGAGTGCTGGTGTTGGCGACATGGGCATAAGAACAGATTTCGACACTAATGACCATAGTTCAGGTTTTACAGCTACTACAATTAAAGCCCAATACGCGATCCAATGTAGTGGTTTGTTAATTACAAGTGATAGACGAATAAAAGAAAATATTAGAGAAATTGACGACGGTTCTTCATTGCAAATTCTTCGTAATTTACCGTGTGTAAAGTATGAATATATTGATAAAATGGATAAAGGTTTTAGCACCGCAATAGGGTTCATAGCCCAAGATGTAAAAAAACATATACCTTTGGCTTGTAGTTTAACAAAAGAATTTATACCAAATGAATTAAGAACTATTGAAGAATTAGTATGGGAAAATATCACAGACGAGGAAGGAAACGAAAAATTTAAATTAACAATTAACGATTTAGATGTAAGTGGAAATACAAAATATAGATTTTTATGTCATACGGGAGATGAAGGTCAAGATATAGATTTAGAAAATGATGGAAAAAGTTTTATATTTGATAAAAAATGGGAACATGTATTTTTATACGGCAAGGAAGTTGACGATTTTCATAAAATAGACAAAGACAAAATCTTTTCCATTGCTTTTTCAGCAACGCAGGAAATAGATAGGATACAACAGAAACACGCACTAGAAATAAAAGCATTAGAGGAAAAAATAGCAAATATTTTAAATAGATTGGACGCATCAGGTATATAGATTTTTCCAAAGTTTTATTTTTCTATTTATATGTTATATGGAACAAAGTCAAAATATAGATTGGACAAGAACTTTGGAAAAATATTTAGTAAGTGTTGGAGAGCATAGCCTCTGTTTATCCGTTTTGCATAAAAAATGTGAGGCGAAATTTTCAAGTAAAGCTTTATGTATAGATTTACCAGTAATTATTTTAAGTACCTTATGCGGATCTCTCACATTATCAGGAAGGCAACTTTTCGGCGATATGGAAGAAGATGCTTTGAAGATCGTCGGCGCACTTTCGTTAAGTAGTGGCATTTTAGCCACAATTCAAGCTTACTTTGGATATTCGAGGCGTTCTGAGAACCACAAAAACAGTTTCCTCGAATTTAGCAAGCTATACCGTTTTATCAAAGTTGAGATCGGGTTGCCAAGAAAATCACGAATACGACCGCGCGACCTTTTAAAAATCGTGAATGATAGTTTTAATCGGTTAATTGAATTATCACCATTAATACCACCATCACAGCTAAAATTATTTAAACAAAAATACAAAAACAGCAAAATACAACGACCACCAGAATTAAACGGTTTAGATTCTATTGAAATTTATGCCTCTTCTGATATTGATATTGGAGAGAAAAATGAAGAGCCTTTGGAACATGTTAATTTTAATACAGAAATTAGTGATATTATTGAAGGAAATCGTGAAGATACGGAAAATATAGTTTTAAATGTAAACCAAGAAGAGAAAGAAGAAAAAGAAGTAGAAGTATTAATTTAAATAATTCTCTCTAAAATTAAAAATTAAAAGTGAATAAATCTAAAATTAAAATGTTTTAGATATATATATGAATTTATTAAATGGTTGTTGTTTAGAAAAAATGAAAGATCTTTCAAAAAATTCGGTTGATATTATTATTAGTGACCTTCCGTATGGACGATTTAAACATTTGCACTGGGATACACCCATAGATTTAGATAAATTATGGAAAGAAATATGGCGAGTTTGTAAAAAAAACGCACCAGTATTTATGTTTGGCGATATGAAGTTTGGTGTCCACCTTATTAACTCATGTCCTAAATATTTTAAATATGAAATAGTGTGGGATAAAATGAGAGGTACAACCCCATTATTGGCGAGGAAACGATTAGGAAAATCTACTGAATATGTATTTATTTTCTATAAAAACCAACCTGTCTATAATTATGCAAAATATCATAAAGTAAAAAATGTTAGAAAATGTAATAATAAAAAGGTTGAAGACGGTATGAAATTTCATTATGAAAAAAGTGTAAGAACTGTTTATGAACCATCGTTGCCTCTGAATCTTATTGTTAAAAAAGATGATGAAAAAGATGATGAAAAAGATGATGAAAAAGAATGTCTAGGGCAAAAAATTAACATGGATGGGGTAATGAATTGGAAAGGATCTAAAACTAACGGAAAGATTAGAAGATCTAAAAATCTTTATGAACCAAGATTACCAACAAATGTTATTGTTGAAAAAACAAATGTAAGACCTGGTGAATTTAAAAATATGGTTGTTGGTGGATCGTCTAATTTCGTGCATAATAGTCAAGGTGCTATTTACGAACCTATTTTACCTACTAATGTTGTAAGAGTTCATACAAAAAGAATAAATAAAACGATTAAAAATATAACAGAAAAACCACAATTTTTATTAGAATTCTTATTAAAATATTTTAGTAATGAAGGTGACACATGTTTAGATATGTGTATGGGAAGCGGAAGTGCAGGTGTGGCGTGTAATACTTTGAATAGGAAATTTATAGGAATAGAAAAAGATCCAGAACATTTTAAATTAGCAAAAAAAAGATTAGATGATATTGTTAAAAAAAACGATGAAAAAAACGATGAAAAAAACGATGAAAAAAACGATGAAAAAAAAGAATAATTTTAAATTTCTCTCCAGTTATAAAAAATAATGTTTGATATATATAAATTAAATCCATATAAAAATAATATTGCTTATATATATATATGGTTTTAACACAAGAAGAAAAAGATAAACGGCATAGAATAGCTCAAAAAAAGTATCAATTATCAGAAAAAGGGAAAGCGGCGCGAAAAAGAACCCATCTTAAATGTTATATTAAGAGTGATAAAGGTGTAGGCAGACCAAAAGGTAGTTTAAATAATAAAGGAAAAAAAACAGAAAAGAAATATTGGAAAAAAACTGGTAATAGTGTAGGACGACCTAAAAAAACAAAAGAACAAAAAACCTTAAAAGTTTTATCTAATTTATTAGAAAATAATGATTTAGACGAAATTAAAACACTTTTAGAAAGTATCGAAGAAAAAGAAAATGTTAAAGATGCTACTGTTATAAATGATAATTCTAATGATGATTTTAATGACGATTTTCCTGATGATTTTATAAATTCTAAACTTTAAACTTTAAAAAAGTTTGTCAAAGATTTTTGAAATCTTATATATACAATAGTTTAGGAAAAAAACGATATAATTAAATATATATATAAAATATTTAATTATATATACAAAATAAAAATTGATTTAATTAAATAAAGTAAATACTTAAAAATAAAATGTGTGTATATATTATAAATGGAAGAAATGACAAAACAAACAAACGACTTTTTTAAATCTTTACAATTTAAAGAAAATATTGATATGTGTAAATTACAAGCATTATTAAAATGTGATGAGGCGATATTACCACATGGTAAAAAATGGTGTGATGACGACGGTATAGAACATGAAACAAAAAACGAAAAAGAAAATTTAACCGATTTATTAAAAAGTTGTTTTAAAGAAGGTGATAATTATTATACCTATACTAAATACCAGTCTGGCGTTGATTATGGACGAGTATATCCAGTAAAAAATAAATCGTTAGGTTGTTTAAGAAGAACTGTAAGGCATTTTATAGCTGGTGATCTATATTATGATATTGACATGATAAACGCGCATTTTCAAATAGCATTAGGATTATGCAAAAAATATAATTTTAAAGAAAATAAAACAATTAAATATTATGTTGAAAACAGAGATGAAATTCTTAAAAAATATATGTCGTTTTATGATTATACAAAAGGCGATACAAAGAAATTATTTATTTCTATTTTAAACGGAAAGAATTGTAAGAAATTAAAAAAAGATGAATGGATCACAAATTTTATTAATGAATGTAAGACAATGTGCGAAGTTTTTAAAGCAAAAACACCTATCGCGTTATTCGATATTTTAACAAAAAATAAACAATTAACAAAACAAAAAAACAGGACTTTTATATCTAAAATTTTACAAATGGAAGAAGAACGAATTTTAAAAATATTTTATGGAATGGCTATTGAAAAAGAAATTTTTTATCAAGGTGAAAATAAATGTGTACTTTGTCACGACGGGTGTATGGTTGAAAAAGCATCATTTACCGATATAGATATTGATGAATTTATTGATGAATTAAATGAAGAAGTTTTTGAAGAAGTTGGTTATAAATGCGACTTTAAACTAAAAGAAATGGACGAAGGTTTTAAAATAAAAGATATATTAGATAAAAATAATATCATTATTGGAGAGAAATATATAGATGAATGGGTTGAAAAATATGGCGTTGAAAGAAATGAGAAAATAGATGACGACGACGACAGTTTAAGTAATCTGTTTTATAAAACACAAAAGAATAAATATGTATCATGTCAAAACATTTTATATAAAAAAAATGAATTTGGTATTTATAAAATATCATCAAAAAACGCATTAAAAAAAGATTATACGGAACACACAACTCAATTCGATAATGAATATAAACATACGCCTTATGAAAATTTAACAACTTTCGCTCTTACATTATTGAATAAAACAGTGGAAAAAGCTGATATAAAAGCTTTTGAAAAAAGCATTAAAAAAACAGAAAAATATATTAAAATACATGATAATACTATTAAAACAAAAATGCGAAATACAACGGGGCAAAATAATATTGCTGGTTCATTAATTAAAAAATATACTGATGATGGTTTTATTAATAAGTTAGATATTAATCCTAATTTAATAGGGTTTTCTAATGGTGTTTTGGATTTAAGAGAGAGTTTGGATAAAGTAAGAAAAACGATTGATGGAGAATATGTTAGTATGACAACTGGGTTTGATTTTGTTATTAACGATGAAGTTAAAAAATATGGTAGAAAAATATTTCATATTATAGATAGTATGTTTCAAAATCAAGATATTACGGAATTTGTATTAAAATCATTAGCCAAATGTTTAAAGGGTGATAATAATATAGAAGAATGGTCGCTCTTTTTTAGAGGCGTTGGATCAAATGGTAAAGGTTTATTAGATTGTCTTCTAAAATGCGCAATGGGAGAATACCATTGCAGTTTAGATTATAAGGTATTTACTCATATACAATCTAATAATAGAAGTGTTGAATTACATTCTGTCGCAAAAAAAAGATATTGTACTGTTTCAGAGCCACCAAAAATATTTACAATTAACGCCGATGTATTTAAAAAGTGGACGGGAAATGACGAAATTACTGTAAGAAATAATTATGCAACAGAAATGACTGTTTTTAAAGCGCCTACAACCGCGTTTCAAGCTAATCACCAACTAAAATTTGAAGGCGACACACAAGGAAATAGTTTAAAACGAAGAATTATAGCCGTTGAATTTCCATATAAATTTACTGATTTTCCAGATCCAAAAAAACCAAATGAAAAACAAAAAAACAAAGATTTAAAAAAAGACTGTGAAAATGACAACTTTAAAATGGGAATGATGTATTTATTAATAACATATTATAAAAAATACATGAGCGAAGGATTAGAAAAAATACCTGTTGCTATTCAAAAATATACGAATGAATATACTAACAACCTTTCTAATGAAAAAGAGTGGTTTGATTCTAATTTATTAATTGATTATGAAAATGGGTATAGTATTAAAATTAAAAGTCTTTTTGAAGAATATAGAACAGATACGAAAGATTATACTTGGAAATTAAAGGATTTTAAAGATAAATTAGAAGAGTTTGGTTTTGAAACAAGCAGAGGACGAAGTAAAACCTTAAACGGTAAATATGATGATACTAACGGAGCAGTTATAAAGAATGTTATTTATATACCAGGACAAGTTGATAAAGATGATGATAAAGATGATGACGACAACTATTAAATTTAAGAGTATTTTCAAATAATAATAATTACAGATATTATTATTGTTTAGATTTGTTGCTAAAATGGAGAGAATTGTTGCTTTCAAAACCTCGAATGTTGCTTTTTTTTACCCTTTTGTTGTTCTTTTTTTTGGCTATTTTTTGACTTTTTATTTTCACTTTTTTCAAGTTTTACACGGTAATAGGTAAGGGTATTATATTATAATATCTATATATTTTTAAAATGTTGCTGATGTTGCTGTTTTTCAAAAAAGTAGATTGGGTTTAAGAATTTATTATAAATTTCTTTCTGGATTCATCTTTTTCTAATGGTGGAAAAGATGTTCTGAAAAAAAGCAACAAAAGCAACATCGTATTTTTATAACAATTCATTACCATAATAGGTAAGAACATTCTTTAACCTTCGTTTATTGATGAAAAAAAATGTTGTTAAAATTATTATCTCTGTAATTAATATAATATGACTTTAACGAACACTATATTTTTTGTAAAATTGGCGTATTGGTTATATGTTGGTTCAATACTTTTTGTAATTTAGATCATTATATTATCTATGCAATTAATATAATGATAAAATGGATAAAATCGTTTTTTATAAAGGAAGAAACTAATAGTTTATGTCCTGATAGTTTTGCTGTGATGCCTAATAATAAATTTCATAACTACGCGATCGTACAAAGAAAACATGATGACGATGAAGAACCGCATAAAAATATATGGGAAGTTTTTGATTTTAATAAACAAAATATAAAAAGAGGATTGTTTGATATTAAAAAATATGATGAAGATTTCCGTAAAAATATATTTTATTCTATGTATGGTAAATAAGTTTATCAATACAATAATTAAAAACAAATACTTATTTTTTTTATTTAATTGAAGTTAATTAATTAATTTTTAATTTTATATTTTTTTTCAAATACTTATTTTTTTTATTTAATTGAAGATAATTAATTAATTTTTAATTTTTTTTTATTTTTTTATTTTTTTATTTTTTTATTTATTTTTATTTTTTTTTATTTATTTTTATTTTTTTTTATTTATTTTTATTTTTTTATTTATTTTTTTATTTTTTATCACTAACAACCAATACCTATATTTATTAAATACTTATTTTTGGCTAATTAATTGAAGTGGATTAATTAAAAATAAAAAGGTAAATATAAAAAATGAATTCAATTAATACATACAAAGCTTTAACCGTTGTAGCAAATGTAGAACAGGGTTTATTAATTAAAAGATTAATTGAAGAAAATAAAAAATTAAATAAAGAAATAAATAAAACAAAAACAAAACTTAATGAAGCAAAAATAATTTTACAAGAAGGGTGGGGTCTTAAATTATGTGAATGTTGTAGTGGGGTTCATAGCGGGTATGCTTTGCTTTTAGCGGAACAACTAAAAAAATAAATATAAATTTATCAATACAATAATTAAAATTTTTTTACGGAAAACTGCATAAAATTAAAATATATACCTATAATAAATAGAATGAAAAAATATGTTAGAAATCCATTAACAAACAGATATGTCGAAGTTGGTAAATACAAATATAAGCGACTTATCAAAGGTGGCGTTATAGAGCCGTATGTAGATGATAAAAATAAGAAATATACAATATCAACCGACGAATATATCTCATTTCTCAAATTTAAGAAAGATAAGAATTTAGGTTTAGGAAATTTCAAAAATAAATCTAATAAAAAAGTGAAAAAAAGCGATGAAAAAATAGAAAAAAAAAGTGATATAAATCTAAATCATGAAGAGGAAATTATCAATACAAAAGTAAACGAGAAAGAAGATTATCAATACAATAATAAAGAAGAAAGTTCAGAAGAAAAACAAGAAGAAAAACAAGAAGAAAAACCAGTAGAAAAGCAAGAAGAAAAACAAGAAGAAAAAAAACCAGTAGATTTAGAAGAAACTAATTTTGACGATGAACTGCAAAGATTAATAACATTAGAATTAGCATGTCCTTCAACGGATAGTGAAAGTGAAAGTGAAAGTGAAAGTGACTAAAAGTTTAGTAAAAAATTATAAAAATTTAATTTATAATTTTTTTATAAATCATATATATATATAAAATGGCATTTATTCAAAAAGAATTCTCTATGATTATTTCAAGCGATACAGACAACGGAGCGATTAATAAATCCAGTGATGGATCGAGGTTTGAAATCCAGTTGGAAAACGGTCTGGAAATACCAAAAGGCGCGCATAATGTCACTATTCAAGTAGAAAACGCGACAATATGGAATAGTGTGCCTAATGTTATTACGGGTACTAATGATAGAATAACTATTAACGGAATTAATGTTGCTGGAGCTGATCCAGGAGCGGCGTATGTTGTCACTCTTCCACAAGGTTTATATAATCTATCACAACTAAACGCAACAATCGAATACCAGTTAAGAGGTTTAGGTGCGAAATTTGACCCATTGCCATTGGTTAGTTTTACCGCTGATGAAGCTACAAATAAAGTAGAAATGCATGTTAATTATGATGGCGTTCAAGTTGATTTTTCCGCCGCACGAACAATAGGTCAAATGTTAGGGTTTGCCAGTGGAACATACGGCGATTATGCAGGCGCGACCGCCGCGCCAAAAACCGTATTAGCGGATAATGTAGCAACATTAAATAATGTTGACTATTTTTTAATTCATAGCGATTTAACTAATCTTGGAATGCGAGTTAATAATAAATATTATCAAACAATAGCACAGGTTTTAATTGATGTAGCGCCGGGAAGTCAAATTATATCACAACCAAATCACCCACCAAAAATAGATTGTCCACATTTGATCGGAAACACACGCAGTCATATTAGATTTTGGCTTACAAATCATCAAAACGAAGCTGTTAATACAAGTGGAGAGAATTATTCTATGAGGCTTGTTTTTAAATACGAAGTACCTTTTATTTTGAAAAATTAAATGGAGAGAAATTTAGAATAACTTTTATTTAGAAAAAATTAAAAGTTATATATATATATAGTATGAATTTTGATAATGAAAATCATTTTAGCGAATATTCACAACATCAAGGATCGGGTTTTTTTGACAACATGTATTCAAGGGCTTTAAATATGATCCCTTCGAGTGATAATACAGGAACGAAATCATATCCAGGAGAACGACACGCGCCATTAAAATTAAAAAATGGAAAGATGGGGGTGGCTAATTTTGTAGGACCGGGAACACAAGTTTTAAAGCGTATTAGACGCGGAGATAGTGGAAGAACACCAGTGGATAATGTTGCAAAGATGCACGATATTAATTATTCATTAGCACAAAACAGTAAAAATAAAACGGAGCAAATTCAAAAAGTAAGAAAAGCAGATATTCGTATGTTAAATTCTTTGGATAAAATAAGTCGCGCGAAATCAGATGCCCCCATAAATATAAAAGTAGGTAAATTAATAGCTGTAAAAACAAAATTCGAAGATATAGGAATTATGAATAAAGGAAGTTTTGGCGGTCCACTAGAAAATTTAAAAGAAAAAGACGTGGACACATTAACAGATGCAAAGGAAGAATTAGAACAAGACGGATATGGACATTACCCGGCGAGTGATTTAAAAAATAAATTAATAGAAAAATATGGTAAAAAAAAAGAAAAAAAAAGTTCAAAAGATAAGATGAAAGAACATGCTAAACATCATTCAAAAAAACATATAAACATGATGAAAAAATTAATGAAAGAAGGAAAATCTTTTAAAGAATCACACGAAATCGCGACGGAGATGGTAGGCGGTATGTGTGGTGGTGCAGTCGATATTGTCGCATCTGTATTACCCTTTTTAGCAAAAAGTTTAGGAATTGATAGTATAACATCAGGATCAATAAAAAAACTATTAAAACCAATAGTAAAAGGTGATGATATTGTTAAAAATGTTAAAACAATTTCAAAAGCATTATTACCTATTTTAGTATCACATAAATTAAAAACTCATGATGTAAAACCAAGTCCAAAAGTTGTTAAAGATTTATTGAAAGGAAAAAAACAAGATTTATTAAAAGATTTAACTGTTGTTATTACAAAAATAATTAAACAACAATCAGGAAAAGGGAAATTCAAGGGAGGATCATTCTGGGCGGATTTTTCCAAAGGTTTTATGATGGTAATGCGACCGGCTTTACCAGTATTAGCAACAATCATAACACCAGTCGCACCAGAAATAGGAATACCACTTGGTATTGTAGGTTCATTAATTCAGAAGTAATAATACAACAAATTAAATAATAATATTTTAATTTAACTAAATCATTTACCTTTTATTTTTTATAATTGGAGAGAAGAATGAATTAAATAAATATTTTTTTTGTTCTTTTATGACCTATTTAATTTTACCGCCGTATTAAATGTTAGTGTATGTTTTTAATTAAACATTAAATAGACCCTTTTTTAATTTCTTTTTTTTATAATTCTCTCTAATTATAAAAAATAAAAGGTAAATCATTTAGTTAAAAATTAAAGAAGGATTTTAAATAATCAAAAAACGAACACATAAAACATCGTTCTCTTTCTCTCATAAATTTTCTTCTTCTTTTTGCTATATCATTCTGGTCGTCCAACCAGTTTTTATAGTCAGTCTTACTATAATATAATTTTTTTTGATTAAATTCGTGAGGTGTCATATAATAATGCAATATATAAAAATGTATGACAAACTTTATTATTTCATTTACCTTTTTAAAATAATAATTGGAGAGAAAAATGTAAAAGGTTTAGGAATATACAATATATTCGTTAATTATGTTATTTTTGTTAAAATAAAATATTGTATATATATATAAAATGAATGAAATTTATAAAACGGGAAAAGTTTATATGATCTATAATGACATGTTGCCAGAAACTTATATTGGATCTACGACACAGGTTTTAAAAAGAAGATTACAAAAACATAAAAATGCAAGTTCTACATTTTCAGATAGGAAAATCTATACATCATTTAACAAATCTAACTGGGAAAATTGTCATATTGTTTCATTAGAAGATGTTAAATTTTATGATAAAACAGAATTAATCAAAAGAGAAAGGTATTTTATTGATTTATTAAAACCCACTTTAAATTGTATTAAACCATTTAGAACAAGAGCAGAATACCGCTTTGATAATCAAGATAGTATAAGAATAAAAAAAAAGGAATATTATGATAAAGTTAGTTCTATTAAATATGAATGTGAATGTGGTAAAATGATACAAACTGGTAAGAAAATTCGCCATGAAAAAACTAAATATCACCAAAATCAAATTTTAAAAAATCAATTTTTAAAAAATCAAACTATTTAAAAATGTTTAGATAAAATTTTTAACATTTTTTTAAAGACAATATATATATAATGCCACCCAAAAAATTACCTAATGAATTAATAGTAATACCAAATGCCGATAAAAAATTTCACGAAAAATGGCATAAAGGTAGGAACATGTTAAATTTTCCTCACCCATTTCGTGCAGTATGTTTAGGACCGCCAAATAAAGGAAAATCCACAACCGTAAAAAATATTTTATTAAGAGCAGATCCGCCCTTTGAAGAAGTGAAAGTGATCCACTGTGATGGAGATTATACGAAAGAATATGAAGATGTCGATGCAGAAATGTTAAGTGAAATACCAGCGCCGGAAGAATGGAGTGGTGTTGTTAAAACATTAGTAATTTTAGATGATTTAGAACTAAAAGGTATGTCAAAAGAACAAAAACGAAATCTCGACCGTCTTATAGGATATGTGTCAACTCACAAAAATATTAGTGTTATTTTATGTAGTCAAGATCCGTTTAATGTCCCCCCGATTGTTAGAAGATGTAGTAATTTATGGATTTTATACGAAGGTACAGACCGGGACAGTGTGGCACAATTGTCAAGAAAAGCAGGATATACAAAAGAGCAATTCGATATTTTATTTGATAAATGCACGGAATTTCATGATAGTATATGGTTAGATAAAACCAGTCGATCACCGTATCCTTTAAGAAAAAACGGGTTTGAAATAATAAAACTTTAAAAAAAATAATAATTTTCATAGTTTTTTTTAAAAGTGTATAATATATAATGAACTCAATCGCAAATTTACGAAGACCGTCATTTTTAAGTGGAAGTGTTGTTATTAATGAAAAACCACAAGTCAAAGCATTAAACAAAGCAATATTTAGAAGATTTCAAAATAACGATATTGCAAGACCATCCTTTAAACAAAAAGCACCAAGAGCAAGACACGGTATAAGTGAAGATAGATTAAGAATGATTGATATAAGCGAACATGGAACAAAAGTTCAATTATCAGAAAAAGCCCTAGAAAAGTTAAGTGTGATGGTAAAGGACGAAACTGATAAAGCTTGGTTAAAAGAAGAGCAAAGGCGTTTAGATTTAGGAGAAACGATCGCAGATTTAATTAATAAACCACCATTAGGAAGACCCCAACGACAAAGAGAAGCTCGTGTGGACATAGGTAGTAATTTATTACCTCTTGGACAAAATCTTACATTAATCGAAAGTGCATTAGCAAATGAAGATTATTTAGAGAAGCCGGAAGATCTAGAAAGAATTATATATAAAGTTGTAGATAATGAATATAGAAATAAAAAAAACATATCTAAAACAAATTTTAATAGAATTAAAAAAATTACACAAAAGTTAAGATTTAGAGGAAAACTCTTTGATAAACAAGTAGATTTATCAGTATTTAACAAAAGTCCAGCGAATGTATTAATGTACCTTTTAACTAGACCAAATACAATAGTGGAAAACGCTTTAATTGACGAAGATGACAACAGTCCAGTATCTCTCGTCCAATTGCTTTCTATAATAAGACAAGGTAGGGTTATAGATTTAGAAAATGAGCGTGTTTTAGCAACAGGGCGTCGTATCATAAAATCTGCAAGTGATGCAGGAGAAACAAAAAGTCAATCATCATCATCAGATTCATCAGTATCATCACCTTTAAGAAAATCAACATCATCGACAGATTTAACTTTTTAAATCTTTTAGTCTTTTAGTAAAAATATATTTCTTTTAGTAAAAAATATATTTTAGAATAAAAAAGCGATTTATTTAGAATATTTAGAATAAAAAAGCGTATTTATTTAAGATTTTATAGAAAATTATTATATTAATATAATTTATAACATGTTTAATCTGAAAGTCAATCAAAGCGAACTCAAATCGTCAAATCAAGGTGTTTCAAAAATGGGATACGATCAAGTAGCACCAACCCGCGATGTCACTGGCGCATCATTTCCAAATGGTGCAATCCATTACAAATGGAGCGTAGGCGGTTCTAAACACTGGATCCCGCATAAATCGTATATTAGAGCGCGAGTTAAGGTTTCAAAAGAAGACGGTTCTCAATTAGTAAAAGGAGATAATATTGCCCCAAATATGTTTCTTATGTCTAATCTTTTCCAATCAATGGAGTTTAGAATTGCTGGAAAAACCGTTTCTAAAATTACGGATTTTGTCCCACAAATTGAAGCCCTTAAAAACCGATCAAAGAAATCCAAAGCCTGGTTAGATAGTGCCGGTGATTCTACTCTTATTACTAAATCTTCTTTTGGCGAGCGTCAAGCCCTCGTATGTTTAGGAGGAAATCCAGCGATCGAGATTGTTGCCAAAGCAGAAATGGATTTACCCGCCGCAGGAACACTCGCTTACACGACAGCAACGGGCGCAATAGCATTAGCCGCAGGAATGACCGCCGCAAATGTCCAAGAGGCTTTTCCAGTAGGTTCTGTATTAAATCTTAACGGTAATAGAATACCCGTTATAGGTCATCTCGCCGCAGGTATTTTAGGCGGAATTGGAGCAACCGCAGGAAATATAGGCGCAAGCGCAGTATTTCATCGCGAAGATGAAGTTGCTGGAACAGCCAGAGGTGTTATGGAATTAGAGTTATGCTGGCAACCATGTCTTTCTATTTTTGGAATAGACCATGCTCTTCCAGCAGGCGATTATGAGTTGGTTCTTAACCCACAGAGCGCCTCAACTTATAAGGAAGCCGCAATTGAAAGTATTGGCGCAAGTAAAACTGGCGGCGCCGGTAATGATTTTGATGTAGCAGTCCAAAATATGTATTTATACACAGCCACAGCAGAAGGACCGCGTGTTGACAATAAAGTTTATCTTTTGGATTTAGAAGAAGTCCACTGTTCTTCTGATAATATCGATTCTACAAGTTTCGCACAAAAGAACTTTTCCGTTAGTCCATCGACTTACGCTTTAAGTGTTGCTTACCAAGACAGCAGAGTTAATAGCGATACAAGAGCGTCCGCTACTAAACTTAAAGTCAATAATACCGCCTATTCTTTGGCAAGTGAGGAATTAGGACTTAACCGCCTTTATATCAACTATGCCGGGCAAAATTTTCCAAGTCCTGACGCCGATCCATTGTTTGATGCCGACACAGATAGAACCACCCAGCGCTATGTTGATAGTGTTATAGCGGGCGGTTCATTTTACAGCGCCGGAGGGTGTGAATCAATCCAGGACTGGCAAGAAAGAGGTTCTTATCACATGTTTCAAACAGCAAAGGACGGAAGCGATACATCGACGAGGGTCACAGTCCACTCTGGTTTTGCAACAGCCGACACCGCCAACATGCGACTTTTGCTTTTCTCACATTCTCGCTCGACAGCAAGAATTACTATTGAAAGCGGTCAAGTTATTAATGTTGAAGTTTCAGAAGTTTAAATATTTTAGAAATCTTTTACAAACTTTTTAAAGTTATTTAGTAAAAAATAATAATTATAAAAAATATATTTATTATTTAAAAAAAATATAAAAAAAAAAATATAAAAAAAAAAATAATAATATTAGTTTATTATATAATGAAAAAAGCAACTAAACAAGAACAGAGAAGAATGTATGATGCCCTTCCCGAATCAAGAAAAAAAGCATTAGCGAAACATTGCAAATCCTGCGAACAAAGAGGAGAAGGATTTATGGACGTTTTTAAGTCCATAGCTAAATTTTTAGGACCGGTTGCCAAAGAATTAGGACCGGTTGTTTTAAAAGAAATTTTGATGCCTTTATTGAAAAAAAAAGCAGGACTAGAACCAAAAGGAAAAGGTTTGAAACTCGCAGGTGAAGGAAAAAAAAAAAAAAAAAAAAAAAAAAATAAACAATTCTAAATCAATACAATTATATAATTTACAATTAAAAAAAATAGAAAAAGAATTAGGAAATAAGTCAACATATTCAAGTCAATTAACTAAACATGGTACTAAAATGTTTGGCGATAAATACTGTGGAACTTTTGCAAGTGATACTTTACCTATGCTTACAAAAAAAAGACCGTATTGTATAGGTAATTTAGATAAGAAAAATGAAGGAGGAAGTCATTGGATCGCATTAGCAAAAAGCGGTAAAGATGTTATTTTTTATGATAGTTTTGGTAGAAAAGCAAAATCTATTATTGATTTAGAAAAGAATGTTTTAAATACGGAAGATGATGCGGAACAAAATATTTTTGAAGAGAACTGTGGACAAAGGTGTTTAGCCTGGTTATATGTTTTTGATAAACTTGGAAAAAAAGAAGCATTACAAATATAACAAAACTATTTTTATTTATTAAAATTTATTATTTCATTTTACCTTTTTAAATAATAAATTGGAGAGAAAAATGAATTAAATAAATTTTTTTTTTATTCTTTTATGGACTATTTAATTTTACCACCGTATTAAATGTTAGTATACATTTTTAATTAACCATTAAATACACACTTTTTTAATTTCTTTTTTTTATAATTCTCTCTAATTATAAAAAATAAAAGGTAAAATGAAAGTGAAATAAATCTAATAAATTAAAATAGTTTAGATATATATAATGGCTGGATTTCAAACAAAAACATTTATTAAACATGATGATTATATGACACCAAAATACGCGTGGGAAAATATTAAAGAATACATACCAAAAGATAAACAAATATGGGAGGCTTTTTATGGCGATGGTGAAAGTGGAAAGTTTTTAACAGAGTTAGGGTTTGATACTATACATGAAAATATTGATTTTTTTGAAAATGATCGAGGAGGTTGCGTTGTATCGAATCCACCGTTTTCGTTATGTAAAGAAATTTTAATAAGATTAAAAGAATTAAATAAACCTTTTATTTTAATCATGCCTTCTTCGAAAATAAATACTCAATATTTTCGTAATTTATTTGTTGATGAAAAAAATCAAATACAAATAATTATACCAAGAAAAAGAATTCATTTTAATAAATTAGTCAACGGAAAAGCACCGGATAAATGGAAAAATGCTTGCAATTTTGATTGTTTTTATTATTGTTGGAAAATGAATTTACCAAAAGATATTGTCTGGTTAAAAGATGCCGTTGAAATGAAGAAAAAAAATAAAATAAAAAATTAACTCAATCATTTTACCTTTTATTTTTTATAATTGGAGAGAAAAATGAATTAAATAAATCTTTTTTTTATTCTTTTATGACCTATTTAATTTTACCACCGTATTAAATGTTAGTGTCAATTTTTAATTCATCAATAAATACACGCTTTTTTAATTTCTTTTTTTTATAATTCTCTCTAATTATAAAAAATAAAAGGTAAATAAATTAGTCAAAATAAAATATTATTATTAATTAAATATGAATTTACCCATTGAATTATATAATAAAATTATATTATACGGAGCTATTGAACCGCCTCATGTAAAGGCAATAAAAGATAAATCAAATTTAAAACCTATTTTTAACTGTGAATTAAATAGTAATTTATCTGGAACAATTAAATTAAACTATGATGAATTTAATTTAGAAGAATTAAACGACCAATGGTTTATGTATTTATTAATGAACCAAGAATAAAATTTTTTAATCTTTATAGTTTTTATAATGATTAAAAAAAAGAGAGGAAGACCAAAGAAAGAAAAAGTTATTTTAACACCGGAAGAAGAAGCAGAAAAAAAACGATTAACAAATAAGAAACAGAGAGAAAAATATAGAAATGAAGTTCAATTAAATCCTTACAAAGTAAGAGCATATACAAAATACGAAAAAGAAAGAATGAAAAAAAAGAAAGAATTAACATGTCAATAATTCTGAAATTAATTTAGGTGGTATTTTATATCTATCTAATTTATTTATATCTTTTGATAAATTAACACGATGACTTTGTCTTTTTTTTTTATTATCTTCCTTCATATTACCACATTGTCGATTACATATTTTACCTTTATAATCAACATTAGTCCATATACGAGTTGCTTTCCTGTATCCCCATTTACAATACATACAATAATCAACATCTATGTAAGGTACAAATTCAATAAATTTTCTAGTTTTTAACAATCCTGTTCTTGGATTTTCAATAAACCACTTTTTTAAATTAAAGTATTCTATAATTTCAAAAACTTTCTTAACCCACTCATCGGCAATATTCATTAATAGGTGATGTTTTTCTTTTGTAAACAAACCATCTTTTCTTTTAATACCATACCAGCAACTTTGCAATGTCGAATAATAAACACACGGAGGAGATGCCCATAAAACATCAAAATAATCTTTGTCATATTGTTTATAGTCCCATGTCATTATGTCTTCTTTATGCGTTGGTATAAATTTACCTTTGTAATCATTAATGTCTAAACTAACAATTTCATAATCAAGTTCTTTTGCAACTTTTCCAACAGATCCAGTCCCAGAAAATAATTCTAATAATCTCATATATTAATGAGTTAGAAAATAATTTCTATAAATCTAAATAAATCTAAATAATTATATATATATTATGCTATAAATCTAAATAAATCTAATTTTAGAGGGCAAAATAGGGTATAAAACTAAATAAAATAATTATTTTATTTACATTTACATTCTATTTATTAGATTTATGGCGGATTTTTATCAATTATTTAGATTTATAACCGAATTTTTATCTTAATATTAGTTTTATTTAGTTTTATGATATATTTTTTTCTGTGTTATAATATATAAATGGAAGAATTAAGAAAAATCATTAAAGAAAATCGTAAAGTCAAAGACAGCACCCTTAAAATCTATACTACTAATGTTAATAAACTCGCTATGAATATTACTGGTAAGCCATTTAGTAATATTAATTTTCTAAAAAATAAATACAATAAAATTATTGAACTATTGGACACTTATAAAATTTCTACAAAAAAGAATTATATTTCTTCGATAATTGTTGTTTTATCACCAAAAGGAAAAGGTGAATATGAAAAAGGTTTTAGTAATATTGGCAAGAAATATCTTGCAATGCTTATTCTAGAACAAGACAAATATAATAAAGATATGGATAATCAAGGCAAATCAAAAAAGCAAAAAGTTAATTGGTCTTCTATGGAATCATTAAAAAGTATAATGGAAGGATATAGGAAAAAAATAAAGAAATTAGGATATACTCAAACATGTAAAAAAAACCCAAATATTAAAGATCGAGAACTATTACAAAAATATTTAGTTTCAGGATTATATTTATTAATACCACCCCGTAGAAATATATATGCCTCTGTTAAAATTATTACCCATAATGAATACAGAAAAGTAAGTGATGAAATAAAAGATAAAACGAATTACCTGGTTATATATTCAAGAAATAAAAAAACCTTTGTTTTTTCAAATTATAAAACAAGAAAACAACATGGAATACAAAGAATTTCTATACCAAAAGATTTAAACTCTATTATTAATTTATGGCTTTGTTTTAATAAAACAGAATTTCTTTTAACAGAAAGAACTGGTGAGAAAAAGATGACAGAAAACGGATTAACGCGATTTTTACAAAAAACTTTCAAAGAAACAGGTAAAAAAATAAGTAGCACTATGATAAGACATATCTTTTTAACAGAAAAATACGGTGATGAAACCTCAATAAAAGAAAAACAAAAGACCGCGAATGATATGGGGCATAGTGTAGACACACAACAAGGAACTTATGTTAAAAAAAAAGAAAATATTGTTATTAAGTTTGATTAATGTGGTATTTTTTTATAAATTCTCTCCAGTTTATTATTTCAAAAGGTAAATAAAATGATTAATAAATAATAATTATTTTTTATAGCTATTATTTATAATGAGTATACCAAAAGATAAAACTTTGTATGAAAAAGCAAAAAAAATTATTATCTCAAAAAATAAAATAAATAGTGCTTATCGATCTGGTACTATTGTTAAAAAATATAAAGACATGTATAAAAAGAAAACTGGAAGTGATAATGCTTATATTGGTAAAAAAAAGGAAAAAGAGGGGTTGTCAAGATGGTTTAAGGAAGACTGGAAAACACGGAAAGGAAAAACACAATACGAGAAAAAAGGCGATATATTTCGTCCTACAAAAAAAATAACAAAGAAAACACCTTTAACTTTAAAAGAAATTGGTAAGAAAAATTTAAAAAAAGCGGAAAAAGAGAAGAAAAAAACAGGTAAAGTTAAAAAATTCGATAAAAAATAATTTACCAAAGAATATTATCAGCAAAATAAGAAGGTGTGTCTTTTATGTGTCTATATTTTTCATGTCTTATTTTATATAATCGTCGTCTTTCGTTGGCATGTTTTAATCCGTGAGATTTAATATATGTTGGATAATCTGAATAATCAACATGTCCTATACTGGCTAATTTAGTTAATTTTCCTTTTTCTTTTTTGAAAACATCTATTTTTTTGTTTTTTCGCGTTGATAATTTAATAATTAGCCCTAAATTCTTTGCTTTTTTTTTAGAATATGTGGTTATTTTATACATCATATTATATATATATATTCTAAAAAAATTATGAATATATATATATAAATTTTTATAAAGGTATAATATAAATGAATAAATTTAATACAACAGATAAAACTGCGCAAAATGATTTAGAATTTAGAGTTGAAAGTTTAGAAACATTAAGGTTAGGACAACAGTCAAAATTAGATAAAATTTCCGTATCATCATCAGTAAATTTAGATTCTTTGGCGGGGCAACAAGCAAGTAATACATTAAATATTACGGCGAATACTAATAATAAATTCAATAATTCAGGACATACTGGAAATAGAATAATTGTTTCAGACCCAGACGGCGACATTGGAATTTCAAGTGTGGAAACAAGCGAATTATCTAAATTAGCGCATATTACCGTATCACAAGCAGTAAATTTAGATACAATCGAGTCCAGCGCTTTTGCATCAAAAGTTAAAACAGATCATATAACCATTACACAATCAGTAAATTTAGACACGGTTGAAAGCAACGCTAATAGTGCGTTGCAAGATTTTACTACTATGTCCAGCAACGAAATTATTGTTGGCGGCGGGGCAGATAAAACCGCAAATAACGATTTTAAATTGGTTGGAACAGCTATGAATATTTCACCAGGACTATGGAAATATACAACATTACGAGCATCAGCATTATCCGATCATAACACTTTAACATTACCCTCAACAACGGGAACTTTGTCCACATTGCAATTAGGAACAACAGGAACAACAGCATTAGCAGGCAATACCGCTCTTTTACAAATAGGAACAACAGGAACAACAGCATTAGCAGGTAATACAGCTCTTTTACAATTAGGAACATCAGGTTCAACAGCATTAGCAGGTGATAC